TAAATGGATAAAGCAAAGGGATAAAATTATGATAATACATAGAATATGTGGTTTCATAATTTGGGCTATTGCTTGAATACAAAAATTGATTTTCAATCATCATACTTAATTCAATATATGAATATATATAATGTATCACATCATTATTGCTTTCCAACTGACATTATTACATTATCTTTTAAAAATGGGAAAAATTACATGGGATAGGTTTATTAGTAGATTATTAGCTGCATTCTTAGCTATGTTTTTAAGTTGGATATTCAATGAATATGTCGGTATCACAATTCTAATTATATTACATTTTAATTCATTATATATAGAATTATTGGAAATTACAAGAATTGAAACATACAACAATTATTATAATTATACCAATTATTAATATTATCGCAAATAATGGTATTATTATCATTTGCCAATATCTAGCACAGAATGCTCTTCTTAATTTTATTGTATTATTATTAAATAGTTTAGCATCTTGATTTAATTCAAATGTTTTTTGTTCTAATTGATCAACATTTTCTCCTCTTTGTATTACTTTATCTATATTTTCTAACATAACTGCTTTAGTTGCATCTAACTCTTGATTAAGTTGTACGATAGTATCTGGAGAAGACATAATTGCTGTAATATAATAATATATAATGAATTAGAGTTTCAATTTTTAGTATAGTTTTTATATTTTTTAAAATTAACTCATTTTTTATCTATTTTAATATATATAATGGATCTCTATAACACCTACCTTAATCCCGTATGCAATCAAGCGTTACTCGTTTTCGTCGTCGCAATTGTAGCTCTACTCAAAAGTTTAATTGATGGATACTATGTTAAGTTCATCGCTCTTTTAATTGCATCAATTATTGCTGTTATGGTACTCAATTGTCTATGCAGAGCTCAATGTGATTATCTTGCATGGTTGTATGCAGTTCTACAAGCTTTTGCTTTCCTCAGCGCTGTCCGTGTAATTGACCTTGAAATGAACTAAATTAAATTATTTTAATATTAAAAATAATTTAATGCTCAAAGCTTCCAAATATAACGAATAGGACTCCAATAGTTGATAATACTAATCCTAATATTTTATAGACATTAATACTCTCTCCTAATACATAAAATGATATCAAAGATGATAAGATGAATATAATAATTGATTGAGAACTCAATAAATGAATCTTACCATATTTAATTCCCTCAAAATATGCTATCGAAGAAATTGCATATAATAATCCGAAAAATATATTTCTTAGTACAGTATCAGATGTTAATGAAGATATTGTATCATCATGATAATGAAACGCATATGCCATCATAAATATTAGACTTGCTATAGTTGCAATACCCGCAGTGACTGGATTATAATCCTTTATCCATGCTGATGGAATTACATAAAAAATAGATGAAACAAATGTTAAAAATAATGTCTGGGATGCATATATATCCATTTATATTTATAGTAGAAATTATTTATTCTTAAATCGATTTAAATGTCGTCGTCATCAGAATCATCATTATCGTTAGCAAACACCATCTCATCAAAATTAATAAAATTATCTTTAGGTGGTATATTATTTTTTACTTCCCCTTTATATGCCCATTTTATATTATCTAGGGGACATACATTTCTTTGTTTCAACCATTTAGAAATACAATGATAATGATACGAATGTTCACATTTTCCTGTTACTATTTGACATTCCACTATACTTGAATTTGATTCGCACTCCAAACATTGGTTCAATAAATTATTACGACACATTGCACATGTATCTGCAATAATATTGTATTTCCATGTCCCCAGTAAATTCAACTTATTTATGGTTACTGTTGCCATTTAGTCTTATATTGATATTGTTATTCATTAAATTATAATATCAATTTTTTTGCTTAGTCCATCTCATTTTCATGCAATAAATAATGAACATTTAATGGTTTTGTTCTTCCTAATCGATGTGCACGTCCAATAACTTGTTTCTCTAATTCTTCATCCAATTTATGAAAAATTATAATATCATCTGCTTCTTGCAAATTTAAACCAGATCCATAAAATTGAGCATTTAACATCAATATATTTATAGTACCATCATTAAAATCTTTAATAATTTTACATATTTTGTCATTATTACCATTTATCATATTATGAGTATAATTTTGTTTATCCAGTTCAATTTTAATTTTATTGAACGTTTCAGCATAATTAGAAAATATTAAATATTTTCGGTCCCTCTGTAATATTTCCATTAAATGATCTATTTTATATTTCTTATTTTCTACTGCCTTCTCCACATAGATTCTGTCATTGTCAATTACATGAATATTCTTATTAGATATCTTTTTACGACAATATGGACATGTATTTTTAACGTCCAGTGATTTTAATATACATTCTAAACAAAAAAGATTATTACAACAATTAACTAATATTGGCGATTTAAATTTATCTATGCATATTCCACATATATCATCGTATAAATCATATAATTTATTCTTAATAGATTCATACCTATTCTTTAACTGAATTAACTCATTCTGTAATTGCGAAATATGTTTATTATGTCCTAATATATTAGCAACAATTATATTTTTCTGATAATTCACCTCTAATTCCTTATTATATATTTCAGTTTGTAAATTTTTAGTTACTACTTGTAATATATTTGTATCTATATCAACATGGCAATTTAATCTAGTTATCGCCTCTTTTATATTACCAGCATTTAACATTTGAAGAATATTAGAAGGGATGACAGCCTTTATTAGATCTATATCTTTAGGAGTATCGCATTTAATATAAAATCTGTTTATAGTTGGAAGTTGTAGAGAATCTTTAACGAATTTATCATCGTTTTTAACAATTATTGATAAAAAAATATTCTCTTCCATATTTTCAAAAATAAATTTAAAATAATTTTTGTATAAATATTTTAATCCCATTGGTGTTCCAGTAATAAACCATATGAAATTACACTTCCAATTTATATTTTGAGGTAATTTAATATTATCCGCCTCATCTATTATAATTCTACTCCATCTTATATTATTAAATGTATCCATTAAATTTTTATATTGAGTTGAACTACATATTACTACATCAAAATCTGCAATATTTCCAATCATTAGATCTTTTTTCTTCGTTATCTCTATCGTTCTCAATTTACTTATCTTAAAAAAATCACTCCATTGAAAAACTAAATTATGAGGCACTATTATTAAATTAGTTTTAATAGACACAGAATTCGCACTATTCTCTTTTAAACATATAAATGGAGAACCAGATTGTATTATATTGTGTTTTATTGGTACTATATTATGATTTATTAAAGCAATTACCATCAAGGTTTTCCCAGATCCTACTATGTCACCTAAAATTCCGATATTAGTTTCTATAATGGTATTTTCAATTGCGATATTTCCATCGGATTCTAATTTATTCATTGCATGAACCGCAGTTTTTTGATGTTCTTTTAATTCAATTGATATATTATTAGGCTGTCTAATCTTATCAGATTCATTCATTAATGCATTCAATAACATTTCTCTATTACTAGAATATATAACTTTGCCTTATATTCAAACAAAATTTGAAAAACAAAGCATTTAAAGCATAAGTAAATTATTTATAATAATGTATCTTAAAAAAGATAATCTTCCTTGGGTGGAAAAATACCGGCCAAATACTATAGATAATGTAATATATCAAGATGATGTAGTAAATTTATTGAAAGAAACTATTAAAAAAGGTGATCTACCACATTTACTTCTCCATGGTCCAGCGGGATCCGGTAAAACAACAATCGCTATATCTCTAGCTAAACAATTATTTCAAGGCCCTATCTATGGGGATAGAGTATTAGAATTAAATGCATCTGATGAACGAGGTATAAAAATTGTTAGAGAAAAAATAAAGAAATTTTCTCAACTTGCATTAAATCGGGATACTGATTATCCACCATTTAAAATAATTATATTAGATGAAGTAGATGCAATGACAGATGATTCTCAATTTGCATTACGACGGATAATTGAAGAATATTCAAGAATAACTAGATTTATTCTAATATGTAATTATGTTACAAGAATTATAGAACCGTTATCATCCCGATGTGCAAAATATAGATTCAGAGCCATAAATGAAGAATCTATGAAGAAAATATTGACTGATATATGTAAAAAGGAGGATGTACAAATAATGGATGTAAAAATATTTGAAATGATATATCAAATTACTAAAGGAGATATGAGAAAAGCTATTACTATGTTACAACGATGTAGTTTTTTGGATAAGAAAAAAATAACTATAAAGACTTTGGAAGATATATCCGGAACTGTTCCTACAAAATTAATAATAAATATATTTAAAGTCCTCAAAAATATTTATGATTATACAAAGTTACAAAAGTTAACTAGAGAAGTTATATCTAAAGGATATTCCGGTATACAATTATTAGATGATATCGCATTATTTTTAGTAACTTATAAAGAATTAGATGATAACAAAAAAGGATATATATTAGAAAAAATATCTGATTGTGAATATTTACTAAATAAAAACTCAGATGAATATTTACAACTATTAAATATATTTGCATTCATCATGGAAAAATTCCATGAAGCTTTATTTAATATTTAGTCAATCGTTTTCTCAGTACTTTAAATAAATAATCTTGAAATACATTACACGCATCATCGCTTTGTAATAAATTAAATAAATCGGTCATTAAAGTTGGCGAATTATTTTGAAGTGATGTAAAGAATGTATTCAAATATATTGGATTTATTTTTCTATAATTAATTGCCGTTGATACATATCTTTGCCATAATTGAATCTTTATCGTTCTTTCACTCTCGTTTGTAATTTCATTTAGTTCATATATATATAAAGTCGATTTATGATATGTATTACTAATCAATAATTGTCTTTGTTCTTCTTTATCTTGTGGCGGAATATAATCATATGCAGGACCGGATGTCATATAAATTAAGTTAGAAAAATGATAATAAGATTGAAAGAAAAAATTGATCAATATCCATTGCTACATTTTTTATTTCAATCTTATTATCATGCGATTGAAATTAAAAATTGAAATTTTAATTCAATACTATATCCATTAAATTTCACATTCTTGTTCCGAAATGGCCTCATCCATCGAACTATTACGCACTGATCTGCAAAATCTCAGCTGTGTTGCTGAGCGATACGTCAAAACTAGAGACAATCTTCATGCTCCTAGATGTGCAATCAGCATCACGTGCGGGGGCGAGTTGATTTTCGCAAGGATCATCGAAGATCACGAAGATTGGGAGTATGACGATCTGGCAATCATTGTTGCCAGAGTTTTCGATGCTCTCAGTCAAGAAACAAGCTACCTGGATTTGTACAATATTATAAAGAAACTGTACATTTCAGCCAAACACTCGCAATGCGACTGGTTGACTGACGATAACGGTTTATTGATAAAAATTTAATTTATTTGTTTAAAAAAACGAGCTCATATCACCAAATAGTTGCTCATCTATATTTTTTTGCACCAATGGATAAAATTTATACAATGACTTATCAAAAAATGTATTTGGTAGTTCAAAAGATGAATAATTTAGAAGTAATCTATTATGGATTATAGTCTTGAAATCTATTGTTTTATCAGCAAAATATGCAAACATACTACACATATTAATATCTCTACTTAAAGATTCTAATATTTTGTTATTATTATTTAATGCATATTCATCAGTCCTCTTTTCTAAACATTTTATTGACTCTTCAATTATTTTATCATGATACGAACTAAATTTTTTCATTATTTTCTCAATCAATGTATATTTTATTTTTTTATCTATTTTATTTGAAATATGGAAACATAATATTACATATATTATCAACATCAATGGATTATCTATTTTTTTATCAAACAATATATTGCCTCGATTCCAATCATAATTAAATCTAAAATGATCTCTTTCATATAATGATATAAAATTAATTACAACATCTGAATCATATAATTTAGTAAGAGTGTGAACAATATGTAACGATTTATTTAATTTAGTATAATTAAATATTATTCGCATAATATAACTGGTAAATTTAACATGACCTTGATATAATGTTCCCGTTTTGGTTAATTCCTCCCATCTTTCGTATTTCAATTTAAATTGTTTACTAAACAGAATTTCATCCTTTCCCTTTAACCAATAAGAATATTTCTTTTTCAATTTATGTACCCTATCTCTATTCTTAATATGGATCATTGCAAATCTCATTCCGTTGGTTTTGGATATCAAATCATTATGTTTTTTCACTTTATTTAAATATTTATTATATTCATATTTCAATAATGCTCTATATTCTTTTACATCATTCATTTTATCTAATTGTTTTTCAAAAACTGCTTCAGATACCGGCACAGTATATTCATATTCTTCCAAATTACTTAATGTTATTTTAAAATGTTTAAAATCATAAGTGCCATCATAAAATTTCATTAATTTTAGAAATTTAATCATGGTTAGCTTATCGTCTCTCTCTTCCAATGATAATTTACTGTACCTATCATTTCTGTATAATACATTACAATGATATTCTGGAATTAATATATTTGATTTTTTTGTACTGAACATACATCCACAAATAAATATACACTTTTGATATTCTTCTGGTAATGTAGGATTTATAAACTCATATCTATAAATCATATCAGTTACGGCAATTAGAATACGTGTAATTTCTCCATATACCTTATATGAATCTTTTCTTGAAACGATTATCATAAAATTATCCCAATAGTTTTTATACATATGATTATTAAGTAATTTGGTTATGAAATCAATGCAATTATTTATATAATTACTAATTGATGGTATATAACCCATCTTATTACGAAGTTTAGTTAAAACGTTTATTAATTCATTCCAATCTTCATCCCTTCCTAAGAATTCATAACTATAAGGACTATTGGTTTTGTCTTTTATTATTCCAATAAATTCATTTGGTTTATCTCCAAATATCGAATATAGTGTAGGAATATAATTATTCGGATATTTTATTTTTGGAATAAACCCTGCCATATCTATTGGAAATGCCTTCATAAATTGCTCTGTAAATTCTTCTATTTTAAAATTATTATCATCAAATGGAAATACCATTCTCTTACTCTTAATAGGTTCGAATTGTTGATATTGACTAGATAGTATACAAAGTTGTGATAATATTATTTCCCATATATAACATGGAGCTATATGTACCCCTAAATTTAGATTTGATGCAGTTATTAAATAATGAAGATATCCTTTATGATAATAATCCTTGTCTTTAGGAAATGAAAAATTAAATTGTTCCAGAAAAATATTTTTATTAATATGTGAGTTTTTAGCAACCTCTCTTTTTAATTCTCTAATTGGTGTTAAATCATCAATATAATCATGAAGATCACTTGTTTTAATTAATACTTCATCGATAAATGATGCAGCATCCATTATAGTCCAATAATAAATATAACTTACTGAGAAAAAATTGATCAATTTTTTCTTAATTTTTTTATCACTGTAATATAAATAACAATATGTTAGCAATTACAGGAATCGCAATAGCTACTCAAGTAGGAATACCCGTCGCAACATCCATTACTATTAAATCATTATATGGACTTTTTGACCTTGTTAATGGTACAGTAAAAAATTTAACATCCCATAATCATATCCCGCTAAATAATATAATGGAAGATCTTGATATAAAAGCACGATTTGATACACTAAACGCCCTATTAAAAGATCTCGAAAAGAAACATCTTGAATCAGAATCAATATCAATTGCATTACATAATCTACATGATATAATGACCAGGGTACATAATGAACTGGATTCAATAGATAAAATAGTAAAAGATCATTCATTAAAATGGTTTAGTAGTTGGAGATCATTAAATTATACATCAAATATTTCACGATTAGAACGATTAATAAAAATAATGGATTCACGATCGGCTTTATTAATAGAATTACTAAAAATTAATCTATAAAAGCGCAATTATTTCATAAAAGCAAAAAATTGATCGCAATCATAAATAGATTGCGCTGCGATGAATATCGCACCACAAAGGGTAATTTTTTATATAAAAAAATTGACCACAAAGGGTAATTTTTTATATAAAAAAATTGACCACAAAGGGTAATTTTTTATATAAAAAAATTGACCACA